ATTCAAACTGCATATTCTTTATTTGCAAATGATGAATTATATGATATTAGTTTAGTATTATTAGGAAAAGCAACAGCAGCAACTGCAACTTATGTAATTAATAACGTTACAGAAGTAAGAAGAGATTGTATTGCTTTAATTTCTCCAGAAACATCTGCTGGTGGAATTATTACATCTGATTCTGCAACAGCTGTGGCAGATATTAAAACATATCGTAATTCTTTACCATCAACATCATATGCAGTATTAGATACAGGATCTAAGTATCAATATGATCGTTATAACGACAAATATCGTTATGTTCCATTAAATGGTGATATCGCTGGATTATGTGCAAGAACAGACTATGCACAAGATCCATGGTATTCTCCAGCTGGAACAAATCGTGGTCAAATTAAAAACGTTGTTAAACTTGGATTATCTCCAAATAAAACACAACGCGACACATTATATCAAGCAGGAATTAATCCAGTTGTAACTTTTCCTGGACAAGGAACTCAATTATTCGGCGATAAAACGTTGTTGTCAGCACCAAGTGCTTTCGATCGTATTAACGTAAGAAGATTGTTTATTGTTCTTGAAAAAGCGATTGCGATTGCTGCGAAAGCACAATTATTTGAATTTAACGATTCATTTACAAGAGCTCAATTTAAGAATCAGGTTGAACCTTTCTTAAGAGATATACAAGGTCGTCGTGGAATAACTGATTTTAGAGTAGTGTGCGACGAAACAAACAATACTGCTGATGTAATAGATCGTAACGAATTTGTTGCGAGTATATTCATTAAACCTAATCGCTCAATCAACTTCATTAATTTAACATTTGTTGCAGCAAGATCAAGTGTTAATTTTACTGAAATCGGTGGCTAAATAATTAAAGGAGAAAAACACAATGGCTGATATAGCAGATTTTAAAGCGCAAATGTTCGGAGGTGGAGCACGTCCGAATCAGTTTCGTGTAGAATTAACTTTTCCTAGCTACGTGATTGCAGGTTTAGTTGCAAGTGCACAAGGACAATTCCTTTGCAAAGCAGCACAATTACCAGCGAGCACTATTGAGAACATCCCTGTTCAATATAGAGGTCGTGCAGTTAATTTTGCAGGAGAAAGAACATTTACTACATGGACAGTATCTATTTACAACGACACTAATTTCAATATAAGAAATGCGATGGAACGTTGGTCAAATGGAATACAAAATTATCAAACAACAAATGGACGAGTAAATCCAAGAGATTATCAAACTGATCTAAATGTTCGTCAATTAGATCGTTCTGGTGCAATCGTAAAATCTTACAGATTTGTAGATGCATATCCAATCTCTATTGGTGCAGTTACATTAGATTACGATACAACAAATGCAATCGAAACATTTGATGTAGAGTTTCAATTTAATTACTTTGATAGTGATACAGCTACACGTGATGGTATTGGAGTTAATGTTTCAATTGATACACCAGTTGGATCGTTCCCAATTAAAATATAATTAACAAACTTTCTAAATTTAGAGAGTTAGAAATATAGATTATGGCAGAATTATTTGGTTTTGAGATTAAGAGAAAACAGCCGAAGAAAGAAATTCCTTCGGTTGTTACTCCTTCAAATGTAGATGGAAGTACAGTAGTTGCTGATGCTTCTGCTTATTATGGAGTTACACTTGATCTAGATGCGAGTATAAAAGGCGAAAATGATTTAATTAAAAGATATCGTGAGATATCTCATTATCCAGATGCAGATAATGCAATTGAAAATATTATTAACGAATCAATTATCTCAGATGATGATCGCCCATCACTAGATATAGTATTAGATGAATTAAAAGCATCAGATACAATTAAAGATGCGATTCGTGATGAATTTGATAATGTATATAAATTATTGCAATTTGATGCAAGAGGACACGATATATTTCGTACGTGGTATGTTGATGGAAGATTATACTATCATATAATCATCGACCCAGCAGATACGAAAAAAGGAATTGTAGAATTAAGATTTATAGATCCTCGTAAGATAAGAAAAATAAAGAATTATAAAAAAGAAAAAAACGATCGTGGTATAGACGTCGTTAAAGAAATTGAAGAATATTACATTTATAATGACAAAGGAATTACAGACAGTCTTGCTACTGGAATTAAACTTAGTTTAGATTCAGTAGTATTCTGTCCATCAGGTTTAACTGATCTGAATACTGGGATGACTTTATCGCATTTACATAAAGCGATTAAACCAACGAATCAGTTAAAAATGGTAGAGGATGCAATCGTGATATATCGATTATCACGTGCACCCGAAAGAAGAATTTTTTACATTGATGTTGGAAATCTGCCTAAAATAAAAGCAGAACAATATGTAAATGACATTATGAACAAATTTAGAAATAAAGTTGTTTATGATGCGACTACTGGTGAAGTACGAGACGATCGTAAACATTTAAGTATGATGGAAGACTTTTGGATGCCGAGAAGAGAGGGTGGCAAAGGAACTGAAATCACTACATTACAAGGTGGTCAAAATTTAGGTGAGATTGCTGATATACAATATTTCCAAAGAAAATTGTATCAAGCATTAAACGTGCCAATATCAAGATTAGTAAGCGACACAGGATTTAATTTAGGTCGTTCAAGTGAGATTACAAGAGATGAATTAAACTTTCAAAAATTTGTTGATCGTTTAAGACGTAAATTTAGTTCGTTATTCTACAATTTATTGCGAGTGCAATTAATTTTAAAAGGAATAATGAAAGATGCTGAGTGGGATCAATTCGCTCAAGATATTCGTTTTGATTATTTAAAAGATAATTTCTTTACTGAATTAAAAGAAAACGAAATATTATCTCAACGAATTAATATGTTAAATTCGATTGAACAATATATTGGTAAATATTATTCGATTAATTGGGTTCGTAAAAATGTATTACGTCAAACTGAAGACGATATACAAAAGAATGATAAAGAAATTGGTAACGAACAAGATAAAATTAATCAGTTACAAACTGCACAAACAGCTGAAACTGATAAAGATGCACAAGAATTAGAAAAAGCAACAAGTGAACCAGAGGATGAAATAATAAATGACAAACAAAATTAGAGAGTTGATTGATTCAATTGAAAGTGGTAAAAGCGAAAATATAAATTCTGCATTTACTTCTGTGATGGCAGATAAAGTGTCGAGTAAATTAGATAGTATGAGACAAGAACTTGCTGCTACAATGTTTAGAACAGAAACAGAAATAGAACAGAAGACAGAACAAAAGCTAGAGCCAGAGATTAAAAATGAATCAGAAAAAGGATTATAATTCTTTTAAAACAAGTATAAAAGAAATAGCAAATATACATACTTCTTTTATTCATAATGGAAAAAGAGTTGTAATAGATAACGAATTTAATGTGAGTATAGATAACGAAAAACTGAATGAAAATTTCAGTTCTTCAGAGGAAGCAATAAGTTATACTCGATCATATATTGATAATATTGTAAATACGATTAATACAAAAAACATTATACCAGACGAAAGACTAATAGCGATTATACAGAAATATCATAATACGAATAAAATTACTGATACTCTACTAGAAAGTTATAAAAATTTAGCTTCCTCTGAAGTATATACTATTGATTCGGTGATTACAGAATTAAAGCAAAAAGAAAATAGTACCTTATATGATAAATTAGAATATGTATTAGAAGATAATACAAGAATCGCTTTAACGACTGAAACGCAAGAAATGCTTGCTGAAGTTTTAAAGGATAAACCTGACACAGTATTGTTTATGAGTAAAAATAAAACAAATTTTATGAGTGTCGTAAGAGGAATAATTTAAATGGCAATTACAAAAACAGTATTAAAAAATACTAAAAATGAAACTGTAATTAAACTTGCAAACAATTCAGGAACATCTCAAACTGCAACAATTGATTTACAAACTGATTGTTTATTAAGTAGCGAAGAACTTGGAGCAACTCAAGTAGTAAATATTGTAAATGTATATTGGACTGGACAAACTGGATCTAATTTTACGTTAGCAAGAAATAGTGTTAAAATTATTGGTGGTCCAGGAGATCAACCACAAAAATTCTCTTTTGAAGGAGAAGGATTTGTTGACTCGATCAATAACACTTATGACATTGTTGCGACAATGAATGATGAAATTTATGTATATCTAACTTTAAGAAAAACAAGTGGATATACAAGTAAAATAGAAACTGCTCAGTTTAGTATCTATGACGATACTAATGCAGTAGGAAGTTAATATGAAGCTGATAAGAGAATATAACGAATCTGTAAAATACTTAGTAGAAAGTCCGAATGAAGTAGGAAAAGAAAAATCTTATTTTATTGAAGGAGTTTTTCTACAAGGAGAAATAAAGAATCGTAATGGTCGTGTATATCCAATGGATGTAATGAGTAAAGAAGTTGAAAGATATACAAAAGAATATATTGAAAAAAATCGTGCGTATGGAGAGTTGGGACATCCTGATTCACCAACGATCAATTTAGATCGTGTATCGCATATGATTAAAGAATTGCGTCTTGAAGGCAACAATTATGTCGGCAAGGCAAAAATTATGGATACACCATATGGTAAGATTGTAAAAAGTCTTATTGACGAGGGAGCAAATCTCGGTGTGTCATCTAGAGGGATGGGTTCATTGAGACAAAGAAACGACGGAACACAACTTGTTCAAGACGATTTTATGCTTGCAACTGCAGGCGATATCGTTGCTGATCCAAGTGCACCAGACGCATTTGTTCGTGGTGTGATGGAGGGTAAAGAGTGGATGTTCGTCGATGGTAAGTTTATCGAGAAAGATATCGAACAAGTTCGCAAAGAAATTGCGAAAACAAGTAAGATAGCACTCGCAGAAGCACAAGCAATTCAATTTGCTAAGTTTTTGGAAAAGATAAAATAATTATAAATAACAATGAAAACATTCGGATTTAAATAGGAGAAAAAACAAAATGTCATCAATTGAAAGTAAAATAGCTGAACTTCTTGCAGAGTCAAGAAAAGCAAAAGAAATTGCATCCACTCTAGAGAATTCTGCTACAACAGAAACTACAACAGAAATAAAAGAAGCAAGTGCAGTTGCAAATCCATATGCAATTGGTATGTCACAAGCAATGAAATCTACAGGTGATACTCCACCATTAGAAAAAGCGACTATCAATAAAGCACATGAAATTGCAAAATCTATTATGAAAAAAGAAGAAACTGAAGAAGAAAAGAAAAAAAGAGAAGAAGAAGAAGCAAAAGCGAAAGCTGAAGCTGAAAAAGCATCTTCACCAGTTAAAGAAGAAACTGAAGAAGAAAAGAAAAAAAGAGAAGAAGAAGAAAAAGCAAAAAATTCTAAGGAACCTACAAAAGAATCTATGGGTTCAGAGAATAACAACAAAAAAGAAGATGAAGTAAAAGACGAAGATGAAAAAGAAGCAGACGAAGTAAAAATGAAAGAAGAGACAGAAGAAGAAAAGAAAAAGCGTGAAGAAGAAGAAAAAGCTGCAGCAGAGAAAAAAGCTGCTGAAGTAAAAGCTGAATCTTTCAACGTAGACGTTTCTGCTGATGTTGCTGCTCTTTTAAACGGAGAAACTTTATCAGAAGAGTTTAAGAATAAAGCGAAAGTAATATTCGAAAACGTTGTTATTAATCGTGTAAAAACAGAAGTTGCACGAATTAGAAACGAATTGACTGCAGAAACATCTAAAAATGTTGAAGCAATCAAAGAGGGACTTGTTGAAAAAGTTGATGGATATCTCAATTACGTGATTGAGCAGTGGATTGAACAAAATGCGATAGCCCTTGAATCTGGTATGAAATCGGAAATCTTAGAAAATTTCGTATTCGGATTAAAAAACTTATTCGAAGAGCATTATATCGAAGTACCAAATGAAAAATTTGATGTACTTGGCGATTTACAAGATTCGCTAAATGCTACGAATGAGAAACTTAATGCTGAAACAGCGAAAAATGTAGAACTAAACAAGGCTCTAAATGAGATGCGCAAAGTATCAATTATTGAGAAAGCGACAAAAGATTTAGTTACTACTGATGCAGAAAAACTTAAAAATTTAGTTGAAGAACTATCTTTTGAAGATTCTGACTCTTTTGCTAAGAAAGTACAAACAATCCGTGATAATTACTTTAGCATTAGTGCAAGTAATGCATCACAAACTCAACAATCTACAATTGTTGATAATATAGTAACCGATGCTCCAATCGCAATCGATGAGTCAGTAAAAGTTACTGATAAAAAGATTGCAGCTTATGCAGATATGCTAAGAAGAGCAAAAAGACTATAAATTTATAATAAACTAGGAGAAAAACTATGGATCGCAAAGATCTTTTAAAAAAATGGTCGCCTGTCCTTAATCACGAGGGTGTGGCTCCAATTAAAGATGCGTATCGTAAAGAAGTAACTGCTGTTCTATTAGAGAACCAAGAACGTTCTATTAATGAAGAAAAAGCAGCACTTTTTGAAACGCATGCAAACGCAGCAGGTGCATTGCCAGATACTGGTGGTGTTGCTAAATTCGACCCAGTATTAATTTCATTAGTACGTCGTGCTGCTCCACAAATGATCGCTTATGACATTTGCGGTGTGCAACCAATGACTCAACCAACTGGCTTAATATTTGCTATGAAGAGTCGTTATACATCTCAATCAACAACTCCAGAAGCATTGTTCAACGAAGCTGACACTGATTTCTCTGGTACAGGCACTCATGCTGGTTCAAATCCACTTTCTGGTGCATATACTACAGGAACTGGTATGTCGACAACTGCTGCTGAAACATTAGGCGATGGTTCAACGTTCAATCAAATGGCGTTTTCTATCGAGAAAACTTCAGTAACAGCTAAGTCACGTGCTCTAAAAGCTGAGTACACTGTTGAATTAGCACAAGATCTTAAATCTGTGCATGGTTTAGATGCAGAGGGAGAATTATCAAATATTCTTTCTACTGAGATCTTAGCTGAAATCAATAGAGAAGTTGTAAGAACTGTTTATTCATCTGCGAAAGCTGGTGCTCAAACTGGAACTGCAGCTGCTGGTACTTTTGACTTAGACGTAGACTCTAATGGACGTTGGTCTGTTGAGAAGTTCAAAGGTTTATTATTCCAAATCGAAAGAGAAGCAAATGCGGTTGCTCAACAAACTCGTAGAGGAAAAGGTAATTTCATTATTACATCTTCTGACGTTGCGAGTGCATTAGCAATGGCTGGTGTGTTAGATTACGCTCCTGCTCTTTCAACTAATTTAAACGTGGATGAAGCATCTACAACTTTTGCTGGTGTTCTAAATGGACGTTACAAAGTGTTCGTAGATCCATATTCTGCAAATACTGTGGCAACACAATACTTTGTAGTAGGATATAAAGGTTCTTCAGCATTTGATGCTGGTATCTTCTATTGTCCGTACATCCCATTACAATTAGTGCGTGCGGTTGACCCATCAACGTTCCAACCAAAAATTGGATTTAAAACACGTTATGGAATGGTGTCAAATCCTTTCGTACAATTAGATGGTACAGGCAACTTAGTAGCTGGTGAAAACTATTACTACAGAAAAGTTGCTGTTACAAATTTAATGTAATATTAAATTAGTACATAGTACACAATTTAAAAGGGGGGGAATGTAAAAGTTCTCCCCCTTTTTTTTGTCTAAAATTCCATATTCTTCCAATATCAAATAGAGTATAATTAATCCCTAAATAGTATTATGACATATACTTTAACTAATCGACCGACAAACATTAATCCTTTAAATCCAAATGGGTTTAAATTTGGATTCTCAAAAATTACAGGAATATCATATTTCGTACAAAGCATTAATCTTCCTGATATTACATTAGGAGAACCAACTCAAGCTACACCTTTAAGCACAGTTTATATTCCAGGAGAAATTCTTACTTACGGATCATTAAATCTTGAATATATTGTTGATGAAGATATGACTAATTATATGATATTATATAAGTGGTTGATTGCTCTCGGAAAACCAAAAAGTTACAGTCAATATGGGAATATACCAGTAGATTCAAATGCTAATAATTTGTTAATTTCTGATTTGGCTAAAAATTACTCTGACGCAACTCTTACTTTACTAAATAATAATAATCAAGCGAGTCGAATTATAACCTTTAAAGATTGTTTTCCGACTACGATCAGTTCAATTAATTTTGATGCTAGAGTAAGTGATGTGAGTTATGTGACTTCCACTTGTTCTTTTAGATATTCTTATTACACTATTTCTTCGCCAAATTCTACGACATCATACTAAAAAAGAAAGAAAAAAGAATGCGTAAATTGCTTCTTTTGTCATGTGTTTTAAGTTTATTTTCTTATAGTGCTTCATATGCACAGAAACAGATTGCACCAGAAGGATTTTATTTTGATGTGATTCCTACAATATGTGCTCCAACAACACAACTTTATGACCATATAATATCACAAGGTTGGAAAGAAAAGTTTGCATATATTGGAAAACAAGACGCAAATCCAAATGGAAACCCTATCTTTTTAGTTTCTCATTTTACAAAATCAATCAATGGAAAAGAGAGTATTCTTTCGGTAATTTCTGTTCCAGATGGTGAAAGTTGCATAGTATATACTGCGTTTGATCGTTCAAATAGATAAAATTCATTGCTTTGCAAGAGTTTTTATTATATAATATAAATTATGACTTTGGAAGAATTACAAAATGAATGGAATAACGATTGCAAGATTGACGATGATCATTTAGATCGTGAGAGCGTTCGAACACCTGCAATGCATGCAAAATATCTTCATCATTTAATATCACATAAACATCGTGTCACTTCAGCTAACTCTGAATATGCGATGCTGCGCACAAAAAAATTTCGTTATTATCGAGGTGAGATGTCCAAAGGAGAATTAGAATTAGCTGGCTGGGAACAGTGGCAAGGTATAAAACCATTAAGAAATGAAATGGATGAATTTTTAAATGGCGATTCTGATCTAATTAAAGCTAAATTAAAAATTGAATATCTTACAAGTATAGTTGAATATCTAGAATCAATATTAAATCAAATCAAAGCGAGAGACTGGCAAATCCGTAACGCAATTCAATGGAAACAGTTTATCAGTGGCGCATAATATTATAATCGAAAAATTAGATGAAACTCATATTCGGGTTTTAAGCGAAGATTCTATTGAAAGAGAATTAGTAGATTTCTTTACTTATGAATATCCTGGAGCAAGATTTACACCACAATTTCGTGCTCGCATATGGGATGGAAAAGTAAGACTTTACGATTTATTTCGAAAAACACTTTATACTGGGTTATTATCATATGTAGAAATGTTCGCAAATGAACGTGGCTATAATATCGAAAATCGTGTTCCGAGTGTAAAAATTCCAATCACTATTAATCAAATATCTGAATACACCAAATCACTATTATTATCAAACGCAACAAAAGATTTAGAAATACGTGATTATCAAATCAACGCAATCCACAACGCAATATCAGAAACAAGAACACTCTTACTCTCACCAACAGCATCAGGAAAATCTTTAATTATCTATTCTATTATGCGTTGGCATTTAGAAAATAAACGCAAGTGTATTATCGTTGTTCCAACAACAAATTTAGTTGAACAGTTATATACAGATTTTATTGATTATTCAAGAGTCAATGGTTGGGATGTACAGAATAACTGTCAAAAATTATATAGTGGATTTAGTAAAACATTCGAAAAAAATGTTTTAATTACTACATGGCAAAGTATATATCGATTACCTGCTTCATATTTTAATAGTTTCTCAGTATTCTTTGGAGACGAAGCACACCAATTTAAAGCACGATCTTTAATTAGTATATTGGAAAAATGTAAAAATCTTCCATATCGTATTGGAACTACTGGAACTATTGATAATAGAAAGGTACATAAACTCGTTCTAGAAGGGCTATTTGGAACGTTATACAAGGTCACCAGCACGTCGAGATTAATGGAAACGAACAAACTAGCTAAACTTTCGATAACGTGTCTATTGCTTAAATACGATGAAATAACATGCCTTGGAAGAAAGAACAATATATTCTCTGATGAGATGGATTTTCTAGTTACTTTTGAGAAAAGGAATAAATTTATATGCGATCTTGCATTAAAGACAAAAGGAAATACACTTATCCTTTATCAATTCGTACAAAAGCATGGAATACCATTGTACGAGTACCTAAATAAAAAAGAGAAAGAATTTAATAAAAAAGTTTATTTCGTATCTGGAAATACGATTGTATCTGATCGAGAAGCAATACGTGAATTTGCCAATGATACGAATGACTGTATTATTGTTGCAAGTTATGGAACTTTCAGTACAGGAATTAATATACCAAGTATCGAAAACATTATATTTGCAAGCCCATCTAAATCAAAAATAAGAAATTTGCAAAGTATTGGTAGAGGGTTAAGATTAAAAGAAGGAAAAACTATTTGCAATCTATATGATATAGCAGATGATCTTTCAGTAAAAAAATGGAAAAATCATACACTTAAACATTTTTTTGAACGTATTCGACAATATAGCGAAGAAAAATTTGATTTTAAAATAATAGAGGTAAAAATAAATGCAGACACCAAGACCACTATCGACCAATGAAAACTTTACCATTCTCAAACTTACTTCAGGCGAAGTGTTACTGGCAATCAAACTTTCTGAAACCTCTGAAGAGATAACAGTAGAATTTCCATTTATAGTTAAGAATTATCCGAGAATATTAAGAACTGGTAATATAGTTGAATCAGTTACTGCTGGTCCTTTTTGCAGTTTTGCAGAGAATCGTGTATTCACCTTTAAGAAGAATCATTTACTTTTTGCGAAGAAACTTCATTCAGTTGCAATACCATTTTATATATCTCTTTATGAACAACATGAGAGAGAACTTCTTTATTTCGATGAAACGATTCGCAAGACAGAAGTAGAAACTAATCCACCAACTACTCTGATGGCAGAAGATGACGAAGAGTGGGATGATGAGAGTATAAACGAAGAAATGCAAGATCGTTTATCAGATGTTTTAAATAAATTAAAAAAGACAAGAAACGATAAACTGCATTAATAGATCATCAAACCTGACAGGGTTATTGTACTGGTCTTAAAATTGGAAGTAAAGTGTTTGCGTTGCAACATTAATTATTATATAATATTTTTATGAAATCTACTAAACCAAAATCTAAAGAGCATTATGTAAATAATGCCGATCTTTTATCTGCACTTATAGTATGGAAAGCTGAATGCGAAGATGCAGAAAATAGTGGCGAAGATAAACCAAAAGTTCCCGAGTATGTCGGCGACTGCATTCTTAAGATAGCAACTCGTCTATCACTTAAACCGAATTTTAGTAACTACACATATCGTGATGATATGATTCTTGATGGTATTGAAAACTGTATTCAATATATACATAACTTTGATCCTAAAAAATCAAGCAATCCGTTTTCTTATTTTACTCAAATAATTTACTTTGCATTCTTAAGAAGAATTATGAGAGAGAAAAAACAATCCTATATCAAAAATAAATTAATACTCAATCTTCCTCCTGAATTATTTGCAGTACTTGATGAGAATAATGAAACTAACAACCTAGAAGCATTCGTAGAATTTATGAAGAAAAATCGTAATTTCGATGATTGGTTAGAAAAACGTAAGGTTGCTCGTAAAATGAAAAAAAATATTGAACAGATAGGATTTGAAGATAATGAAGATAGCAATTATAACTGATACGCATTTTGGAGCACGTAATGATGTTTCTCATTTTTTAGATGCTCAAGAAAGATTTTTTGATAATATATTTTTTCCTAAATGTGAAGAATATAAAATAGACACTATCTTACATCTAGGAGATGTGTTTGATCGTCGTAAATATATCAACTACGCAACTCTTGCGCAAAGTCGTAAATTCTTTTTCGATAAAATAAAAAATTATACTACCTACATGATTGCTGGTAATCACGATACTTACTATCGTAATACCAACGATCTTAATTCTATTTCGCTACTCCTTAACGAATATAAAAATATAAAATTCTTACCAGACCCAACTACTATCACATTAGATGGTTTAAAGATTTGTATGGTTCCTTGGTTGTGTGCTGATAATTTTACTCAGTGCATTAATGAAATGAACACGACAACAGCTGAAATTTGTATGGGTCATTTTGAAATACAAGGATTCTTAATGCATGTCGGTGGAACTAAAAGTGTAAATGGTTTACCAGTTTCTACATTTAAAAAATTTGATAAAGTATTTACAGGTCACTACCATCATCGTTCAAAAGGTGATAATATATATTATCTTGGTAATCCATATGAATTAACATGGATGGATTATGCAGATCGAAGAGGATTCCACATTTTTGATACAAATACTCGTGAACTTGAATTCATATATAACCCATACACAATGTTTTATAAAATTGAGTATGATGAATCTTATTTTGAACACAACCCTTTTGATTTTAGTGTTTGTAAGCACAAATATATTAAAATTCTTATTTTGAATAAAAAAGATCTTTATAAATTTGACACGTTTATTAAAAAGGTTTATAACTCAGATCCATATGATGTTAAAATCTTGGAAACTTTTGCAGATCTTTCATCTGGCGATATAAATGACGAAGTACATATTGAAGATACTCTAAGCATTCTTGACACATATATTGAGTCAATCGAAACAGTAATTGATAAACCAAAACTCAAATCATTTTTAAAATCTTTGCATGTTGAAGCGATCTCAACTGACAATACTGCAAAAGAATAATATACTTGCAAAACAAATTAGGGTATAATACTCCTCTTATATGATAGTTTTTCGTAAATTAAAATGGCGTAATTTTTTATCTACTGGTAATGTTTGGAACGAAGTTCAACTAGATCGTTTCCGTACAACATTAATTATTGGTAAAAATGGAGATGGTAAATCTACAATACTTGACGCACTCACATTCGCTTTATTTGGTGAACCATTTCGTCAAGTTAAAAAAGCACAATTAGTAAATACAATTAATGGTAAAAACGCAGAAGTAGAAATAGAATTTACTTCAGGAACAATTTCTTATAGAATATATCGTTCAATTAAGCCAAACAAATTTGCTTTTTACGAGAATGACGTATTACAAAATCAAACTGCAGCTGTAAGCGATTATCAAAAAATTATTGAAGAACAAATTTTAAAGATTAATTACAGAACTTTTTGTCAAGTGTGCATACTCGGATCTGCTTCTTATGTTCCATTTATGCAATTAATTCCTTATCATCGTAGATTAGTTATTGAAGATATTTTAGATATAGGAATATTCAGTAAGATGAATGAAGTTCTTAAAGCTAAGATGTTTGAAACCAAAGAATCATTAAGCGAAGCAAATAAAAATATTGAGATTGCTCGTGCTGCAGCAAACGCACAACAAGCAATTATAGATAATCTTTCAGTAACTAAAACAGAGACTGTAGAAAAAATAGATAATAAAATACTCAAATATAATGAGCAAATAGAATCAATTAAAAAACAAATTATTGATTGTAATAATCGAATTAGCGAATATAAGAAATCTATTGAAGAAGAAGATGTAGTATATGATAGATTTGAAAAAGCAAAATCATTAATCGCGAAAAATGAGAGTAAAGTAGAGCAATTAAATGAAAAAATAGAATTTTTTGAAAATAATGATACTTGTCCAACGTGCGACCAATTAATAGCAGCAAAAGAAAACGCAATTAATAAACTTTCTAAAGATCGTGCTGATATAGAACTTCGTGCTCATAAAATAGTTGAAGCATTTGCTGCTATTGGTGAGAAATTGAAAGAAATTAAAAGAACAAATATTAAAATAAACGAGTGTACGAGCGAAGTATCTAATTATACTTCAAGCATTAGTTTAATCCAAACCTCAATTGATGATTTATTAGAAGAAAAAAATTCTATTTCTACATCAGATAATAGTGTAGAAAAACAGAAAGAAAAATTAAAAGAACTTGCTAAAAATGCATTAGAACAAGTAAATGCGAGAACTGAATTACTTAAACAATCAGAGATAGAAAGTGCTTCTAAAATATTACTACAAGATACTGGTGTTAAAACTGCAATTATTCGAAAGTATTTACCAGTAATGAATAAACTAATTAATAAATATTTACAAGCAATGGATTTTTTCGTCCATTTTGAATTAGATGAGAACTTCAACGAGACTATACGTTCAAGACACAGAGATGAATTTACTTATGACAGTTTTTCAGAGGGTGAAAAAATGCGTATAGACTTGGCGATTTTGTTTACATGGCGACAGATTGCGAAAATGAAGAATAGTATTAATACAAGTTTATTGATACTTGATGAAATATTTGACTCATCATTAGATTCAGCTGGGACTGATTATTTCTTAAACTTAATCTCTCAAATGGATTCTCAAGTCAACGTATTTGTAATTAGCCATAAAGGCGATACTTTGATTGAAAAATTTCAAGGTACTATTAAATTCGAGAAGAAAAATGACTTCTCTACAATTGTAAACGTATAATATGAGAAAAAAATCTAAAAAAATAAATTCTCGAAAAGAGAACGAACAGCAAAACCCAGCCAAGACAAAACGTTTATTAAAAGATAAACACGCACATTTGGTGTTTAAATTAAAAATGTTAGAATCTTGGGTAAAAGAAAGTAGAAGAACAACACCTGAAAACGAAAAAAGAAAACTACAATTACATAATATGAAACATGAATATAAACGTATATGTAAAGAACTAGGAATAAAAGAATGAGCGATATCATAGAAGCACAATGGAATGAAGTTGATGAGAATGGTAATCCCATTGCACCAAAAAGAAAATTGCCAATAGTTGAAGAAAGTTTTGATAAAAGAGTTACTAAAATTGAAACACCAACTCCAACCCCAACTCCAGAAAAACAAAAACCAATAGAAGTTCCTGTTGATATTATTCAAACGAGCGATGGTAAAAATGTAATTTCTCCCATTCAAACTAAAGGTGGATTGATACATTGGAACCACCCACTTTTAAAGAAACCTTGTTCATTATGGGATTTTGAAAAGAAGACTGTTGAAGAAGCAGCACAACTAGGAATTTTATTAATTAAAATTTCAAGAGAACTTGGTGGTGCTGGTTTATCAGCAAATCAAATAGGAGTAGATGCTAAAGTATTTGTTCTTACAGTTGTAGAAAATCATCACTTTGCAGTATTTAATCCAGAAATTATAGAATCATCAGTAGAAACTTCAATGATGGAAGAAGGATGTCTTTCTCGTCCAGGACTTTGGTTAAAAATTACGAGACCTGAATCAATTAAAGTTAAATATAGAACTTTTAAAAATGAAGAGGTTATAACACAATATAACGGATATGTAGCAAGAGTTTTTCAACATGAATACGATCATATGTTAGGAATAGATTTCACTCAAAGAGTTGGAAAACTTAAATTAGATTTGGCTTTAAAACGAATGGATAGACAAATTCGTAAAATGGTAACAGAAAAAAACTATACAGGAGAAGGACGTTTAAGACCAATAATAAAAGCTGAATAGTTGCCTTCCAAGATTTAATAATATATAATATGTAATATGGACTATCCTCATATAATGAATACAAAAAGAAGTTTAGAAAGTAAACACGATAAAATCAAACAAAGATTTATTGCCGAAGCGAAAGCAAAAAAAGAAAGAGAAGCATTTTGGGCTGGATTTGTAGCTGGTGGAAAATGGTTTTTTGCAGGTATTATCATTGGAGTAATTATCAGTGTCGTTATATTTTAATTATACTTCACATAAAGACATAGACTCAAATACAGCTGAGTATCTTTGTACAATTGCTGACGCATCTTCGGTAGAAAATATCCCACTCGAAACAATTAATGATTTTTTAAATGGTCAAGAAATATGGTTTGGAATGAATGAAAATTCATTTTTTAGCTAATTTATAGAACGACCACTTTAACTATTTAAACTAAGTCACTGAAATATATACGTTTTTTATTTTCCAGAAGTATATACTTTTAGAGGGTTTTATAGTACAATAGTCGGTATATATGATGAATTATAAAGATTTAATTGCTAAACTACTCGCTAAAGAAGATATTAATATCGTTCGTGGTTCTGGATTTACTGCATCTTTTGATATTGAATCTCGCACATTAACATTACCAACATGGAAAGATTTATCTCCGATCGTAGAAGAGATGTTAATCGGTCACGAGGTTGGTCATGCTCTTTATACTTCAGGAAAATATACTAAAAAAATTGGTGATGATGTTACTCTTCATTCATATATGAATGTGATTGAAGATGTTCGTATTGAGAAAGGTATTCAAAAAGAATATCCTGGACTGAAAAAAACCTTTTTATCTGCATACAAAGAATTACAAGATAAAGATTTTTTTGGAATTAAAGGTAAAGATTTATCTAAACTTAATTTAATTGATAGAATTAATTTATACTATAAAGCTGGTTATAACTGTGGTGTAAAATTTACAAACGAAGAATTAAAATATGTACATGCTGTTGATAGATGTAAAACTTTAGATGACGTTTATAAACTTGCAAATGAGATTATAACCTTTGCTAAAATTCAAAGAGTTAAAAAACAAAAAGCAATAGAATTATTAACTGCTCAATATGGTTCAGAAGAAGATAGTGATGATGCTAAACAGGATGCTTTAATTGCTTCATTGACTGAAGATATTGAATCAGGAATTGAAAGTGATGGTTCTTCATCACTTGAACATGATCCTTCTAAAAATGAAGACGACATGTTACCTAATACTCAAAAATCTTTAGATTCTAAATTGCGTGATCGTGCTAATGTTAATACTAATTACATTAACATTCCATACACTACTGAGTCGTTAAAATACAATCCAGTTATTTCATATAAAGATTTTATTAAAGAAGTAAATTCTTATGTTACTTCTACATTAAAAGATCCAAACAATCCATATAACTCATCACAATATATTAGAGATAAATTATCACAAGGTGAATCTGCTAGTAAAAAGTTTTTAGCTGATTGTAAAAAAGAAGTAAATTATCTTGTTAAAGAATTTGAAATGAAAAAAGCAGCAAATGCATATTATAAAACAAAATCGCATAAAACAGGTCAAATTGATATTAAAAAATTATATGCATATAAAATTAAAGATGAATTATTTAAATCTATAGAAGTATTGCCAAAAGGCAAACAACATGGAATGATAATGTTAGTAGATTGGTCTGGTTCTATGAGTGCTTGTCTTGATGATGTAATTAAACAAACAGTTATTCTAGTACTGTTTTGTCATCAAGTAAATATTCCATTTCAAGTATTAGCATTTACAAATGGAACCGACAATACAGAAGAACATAGAAAATTTAAAGAATTAAAAGAGAAAAAAAGAGAACAATTAGGAACAACACCAGACTGGTCAAAATTTGAATTAGGATGGTTTAATCTAGTTGAATTATTTACTTCTAAAATGAATAAAAAAGAATTATATAATATGGTTTCTCTTTTAATGGCAAAACCATATCAATGGGTTCCAAATTATAATTTAGCAAGTACACCATTAAATGAATCTTTATATTATATGATTGACTATCTTCCTAAATTTAGAAATTCTTTTAAAGCTGAAAAAATGACTCTAATTACACTAACTGATGGCGAAGGACATTCAATTCAACCTTTTAATTATACTTCATCTACTTACGACACTACGACATGTACAATGAAAACTAATAAATTATTTTTAACTCATAATAATAAAAAATATTATATGACAAGTCATTATAGTGATGCTCAAGGAAACCAAACAACTAATTTATTATCTTTATTAAAAGATTCTAATCCAGGATTAGTAACATTATCTTTTAATCTAGTAAGTAATAACTCTCTAAGAGGAATATCTAGATTTATGCATAATGTTACTGGTGTGCCAATGACTGACCAAGAATCTAATGAAATGTCTTTAGAAATTAAAAAAGATTTTAAAGAACAAGGTTGTTCTGTATTGAAAAATTTTGGTTCTTTTGATGAATATTATATCGTTCCATTATCTAAAATGAAAATGGAAACTATAACAGTTGAACAAGCAATAGCATCTGGTAAAGCAAAAACTAATCACCAAATTGCTAAGTCTTTCACTTCAATGTTAAAAACAAATAGAACAAGTAGAGTTTTATTAAATAAATTTGCTGCAAAGGTTGCATAATGAGTCAAATTTTAATAGATTTAATTAGAGAATTGAGAGCCAAAATATTGGTACATTCTCATTTATACTGGATTAAAAATCAATCATTAGTTGAAGATTCGATATTTGATAAATGGAAATTAAATTTAATCGACGCACAAAATAAATTTGAAATAGAATCTTCAAAAGACTTAACTTTAGAAGTGAATTTTTTTGATGAAACGTTTAAAAATTGGGATGGCAAAAATACGAGAAACTTACCAATCTATGATAAATGGGTAATGGATCGTGTTGAAGTTTTAATGTCCCATAAAGACAGTTTATCATATCTATGAAATATATGTTATTATTTTTATTATTATCAAATTGTTTTGGTCCTGTGATTTTTAATATTGGATCATATAACATAACTGTTACTGATGCAATTACAAGTCCAGCTAAAATAAGCAGAATTTTATCAAAAAATGACGAAAATAAGGAAGATTATGAGAATAAAAAGTTGTAAGTCATTGAAATATATATCTTTTTTATTTTCCATAAGTATATACTTTTTTGATAAAATATGCTACAATATATGAATAATAACTAAAAAAAGGAAAATATATGATGAATGATGTGAATATAACTAAGTTTGTAGAGTCTCTACATAAATCTTATAAAAGCGACGAGGGCAAATTCACTTGGGCTCAAATCGTTAAAGTTTTTAAAACTGCTGATTTTGATAATAAATCTGAAGTTTATAAGTGGGTGAAAGCACAAAAAACTGGAAGAGGTGCGTATTTAATTCCTCTTAAAAGTGTATCGAATGCTGTAACAAGCACTATATCTTCAGTTGCTAAAAATTTAAAATCTGAAGAAATTAATTTAGATCCTAGATCTTTAATTCCTGTGAGAGATGAGAATTATGTTCCATTTGGTAACTACAAAGATTTGGAAACTATCATTACATCTAAGTCGTTTTATCCAACATTTATTTCTGGACCGACAGGTAATGGTAAATCGACATCGATTGAACAAATTTGCGCAAAGCATAAAATTCCATTAATTAGAATTAATTTGAATACGATGACTGACGAAGATCAGCTGATCGGTTCTAAAACTCTTGTAAATGGAAATATTGATATTGTTGAAGGACCGATCGTGATTGCGATGAGATTGGGTATTCCTCTTTTATTAGATGAGATTGATGCTGGTGCTGCGAACACTTTATTGTGTTTACAACCGATCTTAGAGGGTAAGCCATTCTACTTTAAATTAAAAAATGAAATAATAATTCCACAAAAAGGATTTAACATATTTGCTACTGCGAACACTAAAGGTAAGGGTTCAGAAGATGGCAGATATATTGGTACTAATGTGTTGAATGAAGCATTCCTTGAAAGATTTGCTGTAACATTTAATCAAGCATATCCAACTGCATCTATTGAAATTAAAATCGTTAAAAATTTAATGAATGCATATAAATGTAAGAATGATAAGTTTGCTGAGACGTTAGTTAAGTGGGCTGATGTCATTCGTAAAACATTTGACTCTGGTGGTGTTGACGAAACGATTACTACTAGAAGATTAGTACATATAGTGAGAGCATTCTCAGTATTCAAAGATATTAAAAAATCTATTGAATTATGTACTAATAGATTTGATGATGCTACAAGATTAGCATTTAATGATCTTTATGACAAAGTGTCTTCTGGTGAAGATACTTCTGTCGCAAAGGTGACTGCAGAAACTTCTGCAGAAAATGTAACAACAGTAAACGTATAGGAGAAAAATGATCACGTTTGATACCGCAAGTCCAGCCCAAAAAAGATGGGTGGACGCAGTGCTAACTGTACTGCCAAATCTTGCAAAAACTGGTGTAATTACAGGCAAAGACTGTTATTATGCACACATGCAATTACTAAAAAATCGTAAAGCTGACAGTGCAAGAATTGGTTATCCGAATTGGTTATTCAAGACTAATAAAATTCGTCCAGGAGTTTATTTCTTTCCTGCTAAAGGATTGAATAAAGAGACAGTTATTAAGTCTGCACAGTTAAGCAATCTGAAAAATACTTTGTCGGCAATGCCAACAAAAGCAGTAGATTCTGAAGATGATAAGAAGTTCTTTTCAGATCTTGCTTCAAATGGAATTAACGTAAATACAAGAGTACAAGTATCTTAATTTACATTAATGTTGCAAGGCGACTTTTTTAGTTAGTTTAGTCGCCTTGCTTTCTTTACAAGATTAATTATAGTATAATATTTTTTATGTATAAGTTTAATGAAGATAAGTTAATTAAAGAATTAAAAGAATATGTTGACTCAACATATAAAGGTCACTATTCTAAAAACAAGTTTCAATCAACAGAGTTCATCATTGATTGTGGGCATGGCATGGGGTTCGCTCTAGGCAATGTTTTGAAATACTGTCAAAGGTATGGAATAAAAGATGGACATAATCGTAAAGATCTTTTAAAGGTCTTACACTATGCATTGATTGCATTATCGGTGCATGATGCTAACTTAAATAATGGGAGAAAAAATGAAAATAAGTAAAGAAACTCTAGCAGTACTAAAAAACTTTGCTGGAATCAATTCAAACTTACTTTTGAAACAAGGAAATAGAATATCAACTATTTCTGCGCAGAAAAATGTGATGGCATCTGCCAAGATAGCTGAAACACTTCCGATTGATGGTTCATTCGGTATATATGAATTAAATGATTTTTTATCAGCATATACACTATTTGAAGATCCTGAAGTAAATTTTTCAGAAAAATACTGCACTATTGAGAAAGGCAATCAAAAAATTAAATTTTTTGCTGCTGCTCCAGAAATGCTTGCAGTTCCATCTAAAGATAGTTTGCCAGTAAACGAAGATATATCTTTTAATATTAGTGCATCTCAATTAGAGATGATTATTAAAACTGCTGGAATATTAAGATCGCCAGATATCGCTATTATTGGTGCGAAAGGTAAATTGTCAGTTGTTGTCGGAGATAAGAAAAATGCAACTGCGAATAACTTTATTCTAGATCTAGGAACTGTTTCTTCAGAGTTCAAAGTAAATATAAAAGTAGAGAATTTAAAAATGGTAATTACTGATTATAAAGTATCAGTAGATAATAAAAAAATATCTAAATTCTCAGCTACAAAAGGCGACTTGAATTATTATGTTGCTATTGAATCTGATTCAGTAAT